TTCAAATGTAGCTAAAATAATGTTAGCCATGTTTTCGAGTTCTCTTAATGTGTTTTTCATATTGTTTAGTTTTAAATATGCCACAAATATAGTAAATTGTTTTTGATTAAATCAAATTAAAATGTTAAATTATTCATAATAATTTTATTGCACTATGTTTCAACTACTTAAATATTTTAACAAAATATATTTGATTTATTCAAAATAAAAGGTTTATATTTGTCGAAACTTTTAAAAGCATGGCTAATAGATATTGTAAATGTGAGGCTCACTCTTATTATGAATGGGAGAAAGGTGAAAACAAATGTAGTGATTGCGGTAAAATGATTAGTAAATATTTAATTAAAAACAAAATAAACATGAACACACACGGGGGAGCAAGAAAAAACGCAGGGGTTAAACCTAAACCATTTGAAAAACAAAGACAGCCTATTCATTTAACTGTCTATGCTGAGAATGAAAAGATTGATAATAAAGGATTTGATACACTAAAAGAAATAGCTAAACAAGCTGGGCAAAAGGCTATTGATAAAACTAAGTAGCTTATAACGGTTTGCAGCTAACAGAAGGGCGTTAAGCGGCCATTACAAATGGTTGAAATGATTAACAAAAGTGCATTTAGAACCTATGTACTTAAAATGGAAAAATTAAATAATGAATTAAAACATTTGCAAATATTAGTTGAAAATAAAAACGTTTTGATTGAAACTTTAGAAAGTGATATTAAAGAAGTTTGTAACTCTATTAATATAAGTAGTAAATGTTTATTAGATAAAAAAATAACCTCAATTATTTATAAATATGCAAAAGATTAAAAAATACAGTTGTGGAAATGGAGATGGCATGTTTGAAGATACCGAAAATGGTAATTGGATTGAATTTTCAGAATACCAAAAACTTAATACTAAGTTAGGGTCAATACATGATATTGTAGATAAACAAAACTTTAATGAAGATTCAGATTTACACGAAATTTATAAAATATTAAATAATGAAAAAATATAAAATATTAAACTTATACGCTTGTTTAGGTGGTAACCGTTATAAATGGGATGAAGTAGCAAATGAAGCTGGAATTGAAATTGAAGTTACAGCGGTTGAATGGGATGAGGAATTGGCTAAATTATATAAAGAGCGTTTTCCAAATGATACGGTAATTGTTGCGGATGCTCATCAATATTTATTAGACCACTATAAAGAGTTTGATTTTATTTGGAGTAGCCCACCATGCCCATCGCATAGCTCAATCAGATGGAAAGCTAAATATAAATTAGATGCTATTTATCCTGAAATGAGTTTGTATCAGGAAATTATTTTATTAGATAAGTGGTTTGACGGAAAATACGTTGTTGAAAATGTAATACCATATTACGAACCACTAATACCAGCGAAAAAAAGAGGTAGGCATTTATATTGGACAAACTTTAATTTGCCTAATGATATAGGAAATAGAAAAGATGCTAATGGATTAATGGATGGGGCAAAAGATGAAGTTAATTTATGGTGTAAATTTCATGATTATGATTTTTACAAGTATAAAGGTGAGCAAAGAAGGGATAAAATAGCAAGGAATTTAGTTGATTACGAAGCTGGTAAAACAATTTTTCAAACAATATTAGGAATATCAAATAAGCAAACTAAAGAACAAACAATGCTTTTTTAAACACAGAAACAAACACAGGAGCGTGGGAGTTTTATTACTGCTAACGTCCTGTGGCTTTAAGAAGTGGCGGATTGACAAGCCTAAACTTTCGGTAAAGCCAAAACACAAAAGTACACACAATGTTTAAATTAATCACTAAACCCGCCATTTCTTAAAACCGCTGTTATAAGCCGTTTTTTCTTGGCACAAACTTTAAAGAATATGATTTATAGAGACCATTTCCAAAATTACAAAAGTTATGCAATTCCAAAAGCACAATTTATTATTGCTGACATTCCTTATAATTTAGGAAACAACGCATACGCATCAAATCCAGCTTGGTACAAAGATGGAGACAATTCTAATGGAGAAAGTGAATTAGCCGGTAAAAGTTTCTTTGATACCGATGAGGATTTTAGACCCGCTGAATTTATGCATTTTTGCTCAACTATGCTAAAAGCAGAAAGTAAACCTAAAAAGTCAGAAGATGGCGAACCAAGACAAAAAGGCGATGCGCCTTGTATGATTGTTTTTTGTGCTTTTGATCAACAAATGTATTTGATTGAACTTGCAAAAAGATACGGATTGAATAATTATATTAATTTAGTTTTTCGCAAAAACTTTTCGGCACAAGTATTAAAAGCAAATATGAAAGTTGTCGGAAATTGCGAATACGGTTTAATTTTTTATCGTGAACGTCTGCCAAAATTCAGAAATAAAGGCAAAATGATTTTTAATTGCATTGATTGGGAACGTGATGACATTTCAAGTCCTTTGATTAGAAAAATACACCCCACACAAAAGCCCGTTAAATTAATTGAAAAATTGATTGAAATATTCACAGACGAAGGCGATGTAGTAATTGACCCATGTGCCGGAAGTGGTTCTACTTTGATAGCTGCTGCAAACAAAAAACGAAAAGGATTTGGATTTGAAATAAAAAAAGAATTTTACACACAAGCTAAAGAATGGGAACAAGAAATTTTAACCTACAATAAAGAAATTGAAGAGTTTGGGTTTGGTAAAACTTTAATGGAAAAGTCATCGTTAACGCTTTGGTCGTAAAATGGCTTATAACTACCGGCTAACCGAAACAAAACCAAAGCAAAATGCACACAGTTTCAATAAAATACGATTTGAAGTACCAATTCAAAAAGGCTACTTACTACAAAATGACGCCATGCAGAAAAGTAGTGAACACTCGAACTGGAAGATTTTTGAAATGTGTATTAAATGGTGGTAGTATCGGTTGGTGGATTGGTAAAGACTTCATTGCAAAGTCAAAAGTAAACGAATCGGTTGAGTTAATACCGATTGAAACGAATAACATATTGAGATTTTTAAACATTAACAACCAATAAAATAGAAAGAAATGGGAAAGAAAACAGCAATGTGAAACAATTTTTCGCTTTTTGTGGAATATTTATTCAATTTGAGTAAATTTGCGATATGGCAATAATATTTGAGTGAAAGATTATTTTTTGTAACTTTGAAATAAAACGAAAACCATGAAAAAAATCACACCCATTTTACTAGCACTATTTCTGTTCGCTAGTTGCTCAAAAGAAAAACATTGCGGATCGGTTTACGGTACTGTAGAAATCTACAGCGACAAATACGGCCAAGTTACCATTACCGGAAACAAAGTGAATCGAGATTACTTCGTGAATAAAAATGCCTGGGTAAGAGTAAATTTGCTTACCGGCACCTACCAAATGAAGCGAATCGAAACGAATGAAACCGATACGTTTATCATTAGTCCTTGTGGAATTGTTGAGATAATTTATTGAAAAGTGAAACCAAACAAAGAGAATATAGTCAATGAGATGCTAATTGAACTAGAGGGTGGCATCAGTTATGCAAGTTGTTTGAAAGTAAATGAAAGTAAATGGAAGTTAAGTGAAAGTACATTTGTAAGGTATTGGAATGCTGCCAATGAGAAGTACAAGGCTATCCAAAATGAGAAGAATAAGGTCTTAGTAGGGCTATCTATCAAGAAGGATGTTGAGAGGCTAAATAAGGCTATATTAACCAAAGATGAGGCGTTAGAAGTTTTAACTAAAATAGCTATCGACCCAATAAAAGAAACACCAACCGGTATCGCAAGTGCCAAAACGGAGCAGATTAGCGCTATAAAAGCTATTGCCGATTTACTTGGATGGGAAGCGCCTAAGAAATCAGAGATAGAGGTAACAGATAAAACGCCTATTGACTTAACCAACCTAACAGATGAGCACCTACGAACTCTTGCTAAAATCAAATCCGAGAGCGGAGTTAGCTAAAAGGCATCTTTTAGACTTCGTGGTGTACAATAAGGAAGGGTATCAAGCAAATTGGCATCATGTGTTATTGTGTAAATATTTAGATGATTTTGTATCTGGCAAAATTAAGCGGTTAATGGTGTTCATGCCTCCGCAACACGGAAAATCAGAACTTGTAAGCAGAAATTTACCGGCTTTTATACTAGGTAAAAATCCACGAACAAAAATAGTATTGGCTTCATATTCGAGCGACTTATCAAGTAGTTTTAATAGGGATTGTCAGCGGATAATGGATAGCGAAACATACAAGGACGTATTCCCCGAAACAAAACTTAACTCATCAAATATCGTCACCGTAGCGAAAGGTAATTGGCTAAGGAATTCAGATATATTTGAAACGGTTGGATATGGGGGGTTTTTAAAGACAACCGGTGTTGGAGGTTCACTAACGGGGACACCTGCCGATATAGCCATTATAGATGACCCTGTTAAAGATTCAATAGAGGCAATGAGTGCCACTTTTCAATATCGTAATTGGAATTGGTATAATGACGTACTCTACACTCGTATTCACAATGATTCGCGAATATTGATAACTCAAACAAGGTGGGATGTAAACGACCTTTCTGGGAAATTACTTGAAAGCATGGCTAATGGTGGTGAGCAATGGACTATACTCTGTTTGCCTGCTGTTAAGGTGCAAGAAGACCCAAACGACCCACGACAAATAGGCGAGGCATTATGGGAAAATCGCCACTCGATAGATAAGCTAATGCAGGTTAGGTCACAGTCAATAAGAACATACGAATCGTTATACCAACAAAATCCACAGCCAACACAAGCAGGAGGTGAGTTTTATAAGTCATTTAGGACGGTTTTGCACACGGGCGAATACTTTAGGGAATACGATAGCAAGCTGCCTTTACACATAACGTTTGACTTTAACGTCAATCCTTACATGACTTGTTGCGTATGGCAGATAAAAGGGAAAAGAGCTGTGCAGTTAGCAGAAATATGTACAGTTACGCCAAATAACAATACAGCCGGAGTTTGTCGCGCGTTTATGGCTAAGTTCCCTAGACATGATGGCGGTATGTTTATTTATGGTGATCCGAACGGTAAAAAAGAAGATACAAGAAGCGAAAAGGGATTTAATGATTATACCATAATAATGGGTGAGTTGAAAACGTACAGACCAAGCCTAAGGGTGCAAAAACAAGCGCCACCGGTGCTAATGAGGGCAAACTTTATAAACCTAATATTTGAATCAAATTATAATGGTATTGAATTATTGATAGATAAGTCGTGCCACAAGACAATATCCGACTATTGCTATCTTAAAGAAGATGCGGATGGAACAAAGATGAAAGAAAAAGTTAAAGACCCGTCAACGGGAGTGGTTTCTGAAAAATACGGCCACACTTCTGATGCAAACGATTATTTCATTTGCTCTGCTTTCGCCAACGATTTTGCAAAGTACCAAGCCGGAGATATTATCAGTAATATTTCATACGGGAAAAACAGCTTATCAAAAAATAGATATTAATTATTAATTTTGCAACATGGCATATCTAATACACAACGACTACCTAAAGCAAATCCAAGAGGCGCAGTTGTCGCAGCTTGTCACAAACGATGAAAGAATACGAGTAGCCATCCAACAAAGCGCACAAGCAGAGGCTATCAGCTACCTTCGCCAAAAGTACGACATTTCAATGGAGTTCACAGATACTACTCAATGGGTAGGCTCTAATGGCTACAACGCCACAAATAGAGTTTACATCGATGCCAATGCTTATGTAACTTCAACGAGTTATGCGGTCGGTAATTATGTGGTAAACGAGGGAAATGTATATAAGTGTACCACTATAACAACGGGAGTATTTGACCCGACTAAATGGAGTTTGATAGGCGCTCAGTACGATTTGTTCTATGCTAAATATCCCGTCCCATTGTTCGATGTGTACGGTTATTACCAGGTAAATGACGAGGTGTTTTGGCAAGGTAAAAAATACAAGTGTAAGATTCAAACACAAGCGATTAGCCACGACACAGCTATTCAGTATCATTTGTACAGCAACATTCCATTAAACAACGTATTTCCGACTGATACTGTAGCCGGAGCGAAGTATTGGCAATATCTTTCTACATACACAGTACCGGCAAACACCGATATTTTAAATACTGAATATTGGACGAAAGGCGATAACCGCGATCAACAAATGTTGCTTTATTTTGTCGATATTGCGCTTTATCATTTGCACAGCCGTATTGCACCAAGGAATATTCCACAGCTGAGAATTGACCGATACCACTCAGCTATTGATTGGTTAAAGATGTGCGGTAAAGGCGAAGTAACGCCTAACTTACCATTGATACAGCCTAGAAGTGGTAGTAGAATTCGATTTGGTTCGGTAGTGAAAAACGTAAACAGTTATTAAAATGGCAGACAAGTTAATAGATAGAATCAAAAATGTGTGGGCCCCAACAGTAAGAGATTTACCGCCTAAGAACTCGGAGCGCAACCTACGCAACTACATTTCGCCCGTACAGTTACAGCGACTAAGGCATGATGTTGCTATGTGGCGCGAATGTATTCAAGAAGCCGAACTAGCATACTTCCCGCATAGAGTTAAGATGCAAAGAATGTACCTTGACACGGTGTTCAACGGCCACACATACGCTTGTATCAAAAGACGAAAGCAACTTACCATGCTTCGGGAATGGGAGTTCAAAAACAAAGAGGGTGTGGAAAGTGAGCAGAACGAAGAATTGCTTAACAAAAAGTGGTTTTCGGAATTGATAGAATACATCTTGGATGCCCGTTTCTTTGGGTATTCATTGATTGCTTTAGGGGATATAACGGACGGCAATTTCAATGACTTATCAATAGTTAGACGTGCCAACGTTTCGCCCGATCGTTTAGTTGTAAACCACTTGGTTTATGCTTTGGACGGTGCAGAGTTCATGCAAGAGCCTTATTCAGATTGGTGCGTTTATGTTCCAACAACAACCGAAAACGGCATTTCTATTTGTGGTTACGGGTTACTTTACCAAGTGGCCTTGTACGAAATCATTTGCAGAAATTTACTAGGCGCTAATGCTGATGCTGCAGAACTATTCGGGATGCCTATTCGCGTAGGTAAGACAAATAAAACAGAGGAACACGAAAGGGGCACGTTTGCAAATGCATTGGCTGATATGGGTAGCCAAGGTTGGATATTGCTTGACGAGTTCGGAGAAAGTATAGAGCTTGTAGAAAGTGGTGGTAGCGGTCAAGGGTTTAAAATATATCCGGACCTTGAACAACGTTGCGAAAAGAAAATCAGTAAGATTATATTGGGTCATGCTGATGCTTTGGATAGTACTTCCGGCAAACTAGGAGCCGGTCAAGGTGAAGATTCACCGGTTGCTCAAGCGTTAATGGATACGAGAACAGAGGACGGAGCATTTGTTGAAGATGTGATCAACAACACGGTTATACCTAAGTTGATAAAGCTAGGATTCAAACTAGATGCCAACTATAAATTCTGCTTCTCAAACAACGAGGAAAAGGAGCATAAGGAAATAGAGCAAAGGGACAATATTAAGGTTTATGCAGATATAGCATCTACAATGAAAACCGCAGGTTTAAAAATGGATGCTAAATACTTTACTGAAACGACCGGAGTTGTTTTGGTTGAGGGTGATGAAAATACAGATAGCGCATCACAAGCAGAATTGAGGGGTAGTGTAGGTGGTGTTACCGGAATTATACAACTGCAACAATCAGTAGCTAATGGGTTAACTAGCAAAGAGGCTGCCGTAGCCACATTAAAATATGTTTACGGATTTGATGATAAAAAAGCCACTGAAATAGTTGGAGAGGCTAAGGTTGTACCGCCAACGCCTCCAAAGTTAATCACTGACAAAGTCAAAAACAAGTTAGCGAATCTCTATAAATGACAGAAATAAAGTATTTGGTGAGCAACTGCTACAGCGATAAAGACTATACAAAGCTAGTTGCTGAGTGTTGCCACAAGTACGTTATGGGAGAGGTCACAAAGCGAGAATTAGCGCTTTTAAACCTGGCGATTAAGAGGCAGATTGAGAGTAATTAAATTTTTGGTTAAAAAATTACACAGATTGTGTACATTTGTTCCTAGGTAACAATCGCAAATAGTGAAATACAGCAACAAGCAAATTGACAAACTAATTTCCGGTATTTATGACGGGGAAATAACTGTCGGAGATATGCCCGAAAGTCTTTATTATGCCATTGCCGACTACCTAAAAAAGTCACTATACGAAGGGTTTGGAGGTTCTTTGATTGACTTTGACGGCAAACCACTTGAACTATTAACCGAATTACGGGAAAACATCTACCTTTTTAGTGGTGCTAAAACGTATCAAACCGTTAAAGCGATGGAATCCATGCTTACCGAAGATGGAGAAAAGCGCAGTTTTAAAGACTTCAAAGAGTTTGCCCGTAATGAATACGACTTATTCAATGTTACATGGGCGCAAACTGAATACGATACAGCAATAGGACAAGGGCAAAATGCTTATTTGTGGACCAAAATACAATCCGACAAAGATGTTTTGCCACTACTTCAATATAGTGCGGTTATCGATGCCAACACGTCCGATATTTGCGCTCCTTTGGATGGCATAGTTAAACCGGTTGACGATCCGTTTTGGGATGTGTTCATGCCGTTGAATCACTACAACTGCCGATGCTCAGTATTGCAATTAAGCGAAGGTGAAATCAGCAAGGACGTAAAGGAAGAAACTAAGCAAGTTGCTGAGAATATGAACGATGTGTTTAAAAACAACGTAGGGAAAGACGGCTTTGTGTTCCCTCCGGACCATCCATATTTTGATGTTGCACCAGAAGATAAAAAGTTGGCTAAAGAGAATTTTGGATTTGATATACCTGAAAAAGATTAACCATGGCAGAGCGTTTCAATTTTCAGAGAGTTATTGCAAACATGGACAGGATAAAAACTACCCTGCCAAAAGTATTGGCTAACGAAACCAAAAACTATTTCGTTGGTGAATTCAACACTCAGCAATGGGATGGGAAGCGATGGCTTGACCCGAAAAGAAAACAAAAAACTACGGGTTCGTCACGTAATCAAAGTGCAACATTAGTGCAAAGCGGAACGTTACGAAGGGCGGTTATTGGTAGTTTGCAAGAGGCTAATTTCAAACGTATTCACTTCGAAGTTAAAGATGTAGTTTATGCAAAGGTTCACAATGAAGGTTTACGAGCAGGGCGTGGATTAGGTTTTCAAATGCCGAAGCGTCAATTCATGGGGCAAACGAGAAAACTAGGCGAGATACAAAGGCGAGTAATTGACAAAACAATCGATAAGATATGGCAAGGCTAAAAGGTGTATTTCAAGAAGTAATGGAGTTAATCAGCGCGAACACAAGCATTGATTACGTTCGTGTGTGGAATGACCAACTAGCCTCAATGGAGAAAGGGGATATGTACACATTCCCGAACCTTGCTTGTTTTGTAGAAATTGATTTGCCGAAAGAATCGCTAGGACTTGGTTATGTAGGTGGAGATATTACTATTCGTTTCCACATTGTACACACCGAACTCGATGCAATGGACGGCACTATGGAGCAGAATTTAACCGTGTTTGGGTACCGTGACGAGTTGATAGGCTTACTAATGTACAAAGAGTTGGATGGGTGTTCGGGTTTACAGTTCGTTAGTGAACGTCCCGATTATAACCACACAAACGTTTACCACTACATCTTAGAGTTTAACTGCTCATTCATTGACGATGCAGGGGATAGAACAAAATCGCAAATAATCAAACAGCCGGTAACCAATTTACAAGTTAATGCAACAATAGTAACATCATGAGTAGAACAGTAGAACAGATACAAGCCGACATAATCACCAATGTAGCAAACACACCCGAACTAAGCTATGTTGACGAAAATAACATTACTAGGAATATAACCTACAACACATCGAAGCGTTCTAAGTGGCGATTATGGACGTTTATTGTGTCTACGGCTATTGCTATTCACGAGCAATTTATTGAGTTGTACATCGCAACAATGGAGGCGATACTTGCTAAGACTTCGGCAGCCTCTCCTTTATGGGTGCAAGATAAAATGTTCAAGTTTCAATACAGCGCAACCGATCCGCAGGTTATCCAACTTATCGATACCATTCCACAATATCCGGTAGTTGACGAAACCAAGCGAATAATAACCGCTTGTAGTGTTACTACGGCAGTAGATAGCACCGTGAATATCAAAGTAGCGAAATCAAACCCGTATGTAAGTTTGAGTTCACCGGAACTTTCCGCAGCACAATCGATGATAGATACTATCGGTATTGCCGGAGTTGACTACGTAGTGACAAGTGGAAACGCTGACCGGATTTATATTTCTGCTGATGTTTACTACAAAGGACAATACAGCGCGGTAATCGCACAAACTACAAAGGACACATTGGACGCCTATTTCCAAACGCTTTCACAAGTGAATTTTAACGGTAGTTTGAAAATGACCGACCTTGAGAATGTTATCCGAAATGTTGTTGGTGTAAATGATGTTGTGCTAATCAATGTTGTTGGCCGGCCGGATTCACCAACTCCATCAAACCCACTTACCAATCCATCAGGAACGTACTACATTCAGAATAAAACAACAATGAACAGATTGTTTAATCCGGATGCAGGGTATATTATAGGTGAAGACGTGGCCGGTTACACATTTCTTGATTCGATAAACTTTATTGCTCAATAATGGGATTATTTGACATCACTTTCTCGAACCTAAAAGACAATATACTACCTCCAAATTATAGGACGGCAGTACATAATTTTTGGCTATTAACATGGACGAATGTAATTCAGTATTTACGGGACAGAGTTTTAGGTGATTACAGAACTGGAAGCGATTATCCCGAATGGACTGCAGGAACTTACGCGATTCATGACAAAGTAATCTATAACCAAGTAGTTTACGAAAGTCAAGAAGACGGAAACACAGACACCCCTCCATCTAGTAAATGGGCGGTTTGGTTGCCATCATTTATCGGTAGTGACGAAAGGAAATATTTCAACGGGGAAAAGGTCGTTTTAGAGTACGCGCTTAATAGATATTACGGCACCACATTTAGACAACCTCCCTTAGTGAGTGATATTTACATTGAAAACTTAGGCAGTTCTGTTGTCGGGTTTGTTGTGGGGGTTGACGAAGCATATTGCAGTACTGTAGCGCAAACAGATGTAGCCGGATTAACCGATTGGAACTATTTAACCACATACGCGCTTGGTGACGTTGTAAAGTATAACGGTAGAGTTTATTTGTCTTTGGCAAATGCAAATACCGGCAATCTTTTACCCGTTAGCAATTTCACATCTCCAAGTTCTTGGTGGTGGATTACCGATACTATTGGTTATCGTAAGCCTTTTATTCGGGTTAACAATTTTGTTATCAACGTACCGACAGCATTGTTCTATTCAACAGCACCAAACACGCCAAACTTAGAGCCGTCAATTCGAACGTTTTTAACCAACATCGTGCCATCGGGCCTTAACTACATTACATTACCATATTAAAAAACAACAATGAAAATCTTAGACAATTCAGACATAACCAACACCGCACAGTTGCCGATTAAAAAGGGAACTATTGCATTTTTGCAGGATTCACACAAAGAAACTATTATCAGCTTATTTAAGGCAATGGTTGGCAGTACTTATAACGTGCTAACTCCATACGTTTTGTTTGGTTTAGAGGACAGCGGAAGCGGTTTGAGCCATAACATAAGCGAGGGTGCAATCGTTATACTTGGTGAAATATTCCAAGTGGATGCTGTAGCTTTTACAAGTGCTTCGGGTGAAGTGCCGTATCTTAATTTTATTGTTGATCAATACACAACAGATGCTGACCCCGTTACATTTACTGACTTGTCAGTTCATGATGTACACAACATAAGAAAGTACGAAATTGTAAGTGCAACGAGTGGGGATATAGCTTTTAGTACGTTGGTCCGTCCAACATTTGACATAGCTACTGAAACAGCACGAGCGGTGGCGAAAGAAGACCTTTTAGCGGCTTCGATTATTGAACTAAGAAGTGCATGGACCGACCGAAACGATAATGCTGATTTGACTGTAACCGGGGGTGCAGGTATTTCTAAAACTTGTAGAATCAGATACAAACAAATGGGAAAAACAATGTTTGTAAGTTTCTATGCGAACATCATTAACACTACAGCACCAACGGGAATATCTTTTCTTATTCCGAATTCAGCGCAATGCGCAACTACATTACTAACGGCAACTCCATGCGTAGTAATTGACGGATCGACACTTCAAAACGGATATGCTAGAATAACAAGCGGAGCAAATACATCTATTGAAATTCTAACGGGAACTTTGACAAACGGAGCAACAACAGAAGTTTACGGAACATTCACTTTTGATACACTATAAAAACCAAAACCAATGGCCAATAGCAGTTCACAGCAAAGACGAGTTACGGGGTATCTAAAACCTCGTATTATTACAATGTTTAAGGCTTATGTAGCAGCAAACGAAACTACCGAAAGCGAGGCTGTTAATGACATATTGCGCCACTTCTTTACTACAGCACAACCTGCACAAATGAACGTGTGGATTCGCAAGGCTCAAGAGAAACAAAGAATAGTGACACACTCCAAAAGCTAAGGGGAATACTCTACTTATTTTTACTTCATGTTTTATTGCGATAATCCAGAAGTAGAAGAACCCATCATGCTAATCAATCGAGAGATTGGAGGCGATGGCGACCTTTTCAACTACATTAATGGTGCTTTATTCCAGGAGGAATTATTGCAACTCGATAACATGGGGAAAAAACGCATCCAAATTTGGATTAATAGCGTGGGCGGTTCTGTTATTGATGGCTACAGTATTGTTTCGGCAATAATGAAATCAAAAACACCGGTTGATACTTATAACGTAGGTATCGCAGCATCAACAGCAGGTTGGATTTGGGCGAGTGGACGTAAGCGATTCATTAGCGACTACGCAAAAACAATGATGCACCCCGTACAGAATACCGAAGACTACAAAAGTCAAACGGCTATTATGGATAGCATCATCACTATTCTACAATCGAAATCAAACAAAACAAAAGACGAAATCAGCGCAATGGTAAACGCTACAACGTGGTTATCAGCAGAGGAATGTTTAGCGTGTGGCTTAGCGACTGAAATTGAAACATCGCGCGACATGAATAGAAAGCATTTGCCGACTACTAATGCCATACTAGCCTACGCAAACACGTTTATCGATGAAAAGTTTAATAATAAAAATCCAATAAAAATGAAAAGTGTAACTAATAAGTTAGGACTTCTCGATTCAGCAAATGAAGAAGCAATCTTAGCTTCTATTGTTGCAATCGAAAACAAAGCCGAAACAGCTATTAAAGAATTGGCACTCGCCAAAAACGAGCTTGTAGAAGCCAAAGCAAAGGTTGAGGAATTGACCGCAGCAGTTGAAGCGGCTACAGCTAAAGAAGCAGAACTTGCTAAAGAAGCAGAAGCGAAAGCAGAAGCTGTAAAAGTTGCTGAAATCGAAAACAGCATCCAGGCATTTGTAACCGAAGGGCGCATCAAAGCGGAAAGCGTTAACTCATGGAAAGAAACTGCCAATTCAATCGGATTGGATAAAGTGAAAACTATGATCGCTGAACTTCCTTTGAATAAAAAAGCGGTTGAGTTGCCAATCAACAAAATTGTAGAAGGTGAGTTCCCAACGACTGCCGCTACTTTGATGGCAAAAATCCAAAACAAATTGAAGGGTAAATAATTCGTAAAAAACAAATAAAAAATAGACAATGAGTTTAAATATTAACGACACAACCTACTCCGGAACATACGCATCGTACTTCTGGTTGCCCGCAACCTTCGGGATGGACACAATCCAAAAAGGTGGAGTTTATGTAAAAGACGGTATTAAGAAAAAACATACAATCGACCGTATGGACTTTTCTACACCGTTACAAGAAAGAGCTGCAACGCCAACATCAAGCGGTGACTTTACAATCACCGGCCGAGTGTTGACACCTGCTGACATCATGCTTTACACAGAGTTTAACCCTCGTAACTATGAGGAATCTTTCGTTGCTGAGCAGTTGAGTAAAACATTGTTGGCGCGTGAAGTTCCGGTAACAGTAGAATCGTACATGATGCAGATTGCGCTTAATCGTGCAATGGAGCAAGTGGAAACCGGATTATGGATGGGTTCAACATCGTACACAGCTGCTATCGGTTCTGCAGGTAACGGACAATTAAAATTCTTCGATGGCTTCTTAAAGAAAATGGTAACGGATTCAGCAGTACAAAAAGTTGCTTCACCTGCTACTTTGACAAGTTCAAACGTTCTTGCTGCAATGGATTCATTAATCACTTTGACAGCCGCAAACAAAAAAGCGTTATTGTCACGTCCAACACGTTTCGACCGTTTGAAATTCTTTGTTTCTGTTAACACAGAACAACTTTACCAAACAGCAGCGTTGAACTTGACTTTTAAGGGTCAGCAATTCAACAGCGGTCAAGCGTTACCGTACAAAGGGTATCAAGTTGTTACATTGGCCGGTTTGCCAGACAATACAATTTTGTTCTGCGAAGGCTTGGCTGATACTTCTTCAAACCTTTATGTAGGTATGAACAGTACAGAAGATAATCAGTTGAAATTACAAAGATTGCAAAACAACTCTGAGTTGTTCTTCTTGAAAGGTTTGATGAAGTACGATGTACAGTACGGATTCTCCGAGGAGGTATTCTTGTACACTACTTTGGTAGCAGCAGATTTTGACGCATAAATAAAAGGGAAAAGCCTTAGCAACGGTTAAGGCTTTTCTTCATTTCAAAGATCATAAACAAAAAAACATTAATCAAAAATGAGAAATCTATTCATTGCAATTCTTTGCTTATTTGCCTTGGCAACTAACGCACAAAGTGTTACCCCAAGAACGGGCAACGCAACAAACACCGATAACACATATCGTGTGTTGAACTACAAATTCTATTCTGTAACAGATAGAGCGGACAACGACACAACAACTATTATCCCTAAGCACTACCATACTGAAATTTCAGTCCCTAGCTTAACTGATAGTATCAACATCAAAGTTACAAACATCGCCAATTCATACTATGGTGACGAGCTTTGTGTGCAAATTATCAATACATCTACCGGAACGAAAGTGAAATTTATAGGTGGCACATTCGAAGTCGGTAGCGGTACATCGGTTATAACATTAACAGCATCCAAGAGGGCCAATATCAAATTTGTATTTGACGGTACTAAATGGGTTGAAGTTTCAAGATTAGTACAGTAATGACTAACCAAGAAATCGCAAACACCTGCTTTCAGAACTTGCCTAACGTGAAAGAATGTTGGGTAACTTCTGACGGTCATTACCACTTGCACAGCGCAAATGGTGGCGAACGTTTCGAGCGAGGTGTTGAAACAAAGAAAGAGGAAGTATTAGTGAACCCAAAAAAGAAAAAATAAAATGGCAGGAAATATCACGTTCGTAAACGGACAAGGAGGTTTGGGTAGACCATTAGCCGGTGAAGATTTCATCAGCGGGTTACTATACTATACGGCTACTTTACCAAGTGGCTATTCGAGTTCAGACAGAATCAAAAAGTTTTTTAGTGTTGCTGATGCAGAAAGTGCCGGGATCACAAATACATATTCAGACGCAACCGCTGCAGTAGCTAAATGGGTTATTTCAGCGTATGGAGCAACCGGAGACACTGTTACTATTAAGGTTACAGAGCCTAACGGTGTTGTTGTGAACTTAGGAACTTATACAACTGTTGCCGGGGATTCGTCTATAGCTTTGCTTGGTGCAAGTATCGCTACTTTTATCAACGCAGGGACAGTTACTCACGGCTACTCAGCAACATTTTCAACAGCTACACTACTACTTACGTTCCCTAAAAAACTAGGGATTTTCCCTAACTCAGGTTCACCTTTGGCAATTACTATTGTTGGAACAGTAGCAGGGACAATTACACAGCCAACCGGTAGCGGAAGCACTGTGCAAGGTGTTGCTTCAAAGTTAGCAGTATTTCACTATCACATTAGTGAGTTTTTCAGATTGCAACCTAAAGGAGTGTTGTATGTTGGATTCTACGCAGTTCCATTAAGCACGTACACATTTGGAGAAATCACAACAATGGTTAATTACTCGAGTGGTAAGATTCGCCAAATTGGAGTGTATTTGAATGGAGAATGTCACGCTTACACAAGTGCTGACTTAACGGCTATCAATACTCAGATCGTGACGTATTGCGATGCAAACCAAAAGCCACTAAGCGCGGTTTATGGTGCTGATGTTAGCGGAACTGCTGACCTTTCAACTTTAACCGATTTGAATACCTTATCAGCTAATAAAGTTAGCGCGGTATTAGGGCAAGACGGTGCAGCATTAGGACAGTATTTGTATGCAACCGTTGGAAAATCCATTACTTGCTTAGGTGCTTGTTTGGGTGCAGTAGCATTCGGTCAAGTTTCAAACTCTATCGAATGGGTTGGGAAATTCAACATTTCAAACGGTACTGAGTGCGATACTCCGGCATTTGCCAATGGGGATTTACTAAGCGCTAAAGCGGATAGCTACATCACAGCCATTGACAATCTACGGTATTTGTTTTTGAAAAAGTACGTAGGCAATGCCGGAACGTATTTCAACGATTCGCACACGGCTATTATAGCTACTTCGGACTACGCGTACATCGAGAACAACAGAACTATCGACAAAGCAAAACGAGGGATTTATTCAAGTGTTTTACCAGCATTAGGCAGTCCACTTGTATTAAATTCGGACGGCACTTTGACCGACACTACTATTGCTTATTTCAGTTCACTTGCTGAGTTGAATTTAACGCAAATGGTGCGCGATGCTGATTTGTCAGCGTTTGCGGTAAGTATTGACCCAACGCAAAACGTTTTGGCTACCAACTTGCTTGTTATTGCTGTTGAATTGTTGCCGGTAGGTGTAGCGAGAGCGATTAGAGTAGACATTGGATTCGTACCATCATTAACCTAAAAACAGAGAATAAACATGGCAAATCCATTAATAAACGGAGTAAACTATTCTTGGTCCAACGTTAAACTTGTGCTTTTCGGGGTGCCGGTTATCGGAGTTACAAAAATAGAGTACGGTCGTAAGCAAAAGAAAGACAACAACTACGGTATGGGTGTCGACCCCATCTCTAGAGGTTACGGGAATAAAGAATACGAAGGGAAAATCACTCTTTACCGCGATGAGTGGAATAAGATTATTGCTTCGTCACCTTCGCGCGATCCATTAGACATCGACTTTTTCGATATCCAGGTAACATTCAGCGGTTCACGAGTACAACCATCGCTCGATGTATTGAGAGCGTGTGAGTTCTTAGAAGACCCATTCACAGTAAGTCAAGGCGATACGAAGATAATGGTAGAAATACCTATTGTAATCGGACTTATTGAACATCAATAATAAAGAGGCTTTTTTCAAGGTGTTTTGTTTCAAGGAGGGGAGTGTAAAAAGCTCCCTTTTTGAAATACAAAAACCGAATCATTCCAAACAAAAACCAAAACAAGATGACAAACGAAGAAATTGAAGCAAAAGCAGTAGAACTAGGAGTAAAACACGGGTGTAAAGTATTCCCGATTGTATTCAAAGATGTGAACGGTGGCGATGATGTGGTAGGGTATATCCAAGAACCGCCAAGATTCGTGAAAATGCGAGTAATGGATAAAGGACTTACTCAGCCGATAAGCGCAGCAAGTGAAGTAGTAGATGCGTATTTAATCAAAGAAGCATCAGACCCAAGAATTTTTAGCGAAGCACCGGAAAACGATGTATATTATATCGGAGCTACTATGGAGGCGTATAGCCTTGTGAAAATGGCTGTAAATCAGTTTAAAAAAAAATAGCTGACGCAGAGCAGATAACGGATGAAAGCGACAGTTTAACGCAATGGGCGGCATTAATTCAATACCATTTCCATGTTGATGTAGACGAAATTTCAGACGATAAATTTGCTCAGTTAGTAGGTAGGTTAGAATACGCTTTGAAAAAGACAGACCAATGGAAGCAGTAAGCCATGAACGATAACAACGTACAATACACCCTTTCGCTGAGGGATTTAATGACCTCCAAACTAAAGGAGGCAAACGTAGCAGCATCGGCTTTGGAATCAACAATGGGGATTTTAGGTGTTGCTGCAGGAGCATTTGCCGGAATGGAATTTCTAAAAGGGAGCGTTGAAGCATTTAACGAAAGTGAACAAGCGAGTGCTCAGTTAGATGCTACTTTGAGAAGTACAGCCAATGCAGCGCATCTTAATCGAGAGGCATTAGATGAACAGTCATTAGCCTTAATGAATTCGTCTTTATTCGATGATGATGCAATTACACACACACAAGCGTTACTAGCTACATTCACCAATATAAAGGATGCTATCTACATGGATGCGGTTCCGGCCATTGCCGACCTAGCAACAAAAATGGGCGGTGATTTGCAAGGCGCAACAATGCAAGTCGGAAAAGCGTTAAACGATCCGATTCAAGGAATGACGGCGCTAAGACGTGTTGGTGTTTCATTTAGCGAAAGTCAGCAGAATGTAATAAAGAAATTGCAGGAAACGGGACACATGGCCGAAGCTCAGCAGTTGATATTGAAAGAGTTAAACACCGAGTTTGGCGGTAGTGCAAAAGCATCGGCCGAAGCCGGTACGGGTGCATATACCGTTCTACAACATCAAATGGGAAACGTGCGCGAAGAAATTGGAGGTTTAGTGGTTTCCATCGGAAATGAATTACTGCCAATGTTTAGAGGCATGGTAGATGGACTTCATGATGTGGTCCAAGGACTTAAAACCGGTTGGCATTGGATAAAAGAAAACCAAGCAATATTTAAGGCTTTGGCCGTTGGTGTTGGTATTGCTACATCAGCCTACATCGTTTATTTGACCTACCAAAAAGCGGTTATTATAGGAACTGAGTTAATGGTAATGTGGACTAATCGGCAAGTAATAGCTGAAAACGCGCTTACACTTGCTCAGTATGCTTTGAATTTAGCGATGGAGTTAAACCCGATCGTAATTGTTGTAGGGGCGTTGGCCGCACTTGGTGCTGCAATGTACTACGCTTATGAAAAAGTAAGCTGGTTTCATGCTGGTATGTGGGCGCTATGGGAAACAGTTAAAACCGTAGGCGGAATGATAGGCCAAGCAATGAAAGGACTTGGAGAGATGATTTTAGGTGTTCTTGTGCCTAACCCAGATATGGTAAAAAAAGGGTGGCAAGATTTAACTACAGCTTTTCAGGATGCCGGAACAAAGATTGGCGCAAGTTGGAACAAAGGATATGCCAATGGAATGGCCGACTTTAACCAACCGAAATTAGCAAAGGATGGAAAGGTAGCAACCGCAAAAGGGAAACAAGGTATTCCCGGGATGGATGCCATTGCTGAAAAGAAACCAGACAAAGCCAAAGGTTCACAAGCCATCACTATCAACATTTCAATTAACAAATTAATCGAATCATTCAAGGTTGAAACAACCAATATTCAAGAGTCAACAGCAAAGATTCAAGAGTTGGTGGCTAATACTTTGCTTTCCGCGGTGAATGATGCGAGTATAACGGCCAATATTTAATGCAGTACATTATACCTAAAAATAATACTCCGGTTGGAACAGTTGCTAAATATGCAGGACTTAACAACGTGCGTATAATCAATGCATCGGTTAATCCGTATGTAATTCCAAATGGTGTGCAAAAAGACGAGCCGATTGGAATTAGTGAATTAGGTACCCCGATTTACTCAGACATTACTTTTGATGCTTGTAGTTATACAGATAACAACGGCAGGAGAATAGATGTGTCCGAGGTGAATGTACAAACTGTATTGATTACATTGGACCAACCTATCAATATCGTAAAAACAGTTATTCAAGGCCGTGATGGAACTGTAAAGGAATACATCGGAAAGGATGATATGCAGGTTACTATCAACGGGATTATAACCGGAAAGAATGGCGTTTATCCACTCCAAAAAGTCAATGACTTAAAAGCGTGGCTTGATGCTCCAATCAGCAAGGGGTTAACTACATGGTGGCTTGACAACCTAGGCATTAGTAATGTTGTTGTGAGTTCGTTTCAGTTTCCGCAAACTGAGGGCGGTTACTCTTACCAAGTTTTCTCTATTTCAGCAATCAGCGATACTCCGGTAGAACTAAAGATTAGCACACAATGAGCGTAACAAACATGATGCGGTGTGTGACCGAGATTAAATTCAAGGCTAGTGCGGAATCTAAAAGAGATTTGCAGTTCACTTTCAACTTCGTGAATGAGTTTGAGTTTTCAGATTCATGGGTGGACCTTACCAATCAAGCGAAAATAACACTACCTAAAAACATTTACGTTATTGACAAAAACGGCAATAAATTAAACTTAGGAGGAACAGAGCCGAACAAACTTATTGACAACCTTTTTAGGCGTGGAGATTCCGTTTCGATAAACTACGGTTACTACACCTATGAAAATGGTAACGAGGTGCTAGATATGCCGGAGAACCCAATTTTTGAAGGTTTTATTACATCTGTAGGAAGTAAACGGCCAATCGTTCTCGAGTGCGAGGATAATATGTGGCTACTAAAACAGATACCTTGCAAACCGCAAGTATGGCCGAAAGAAAAAAGCGTTGAAGACTTACTAAAATCATTATTACAAGGTACTGATTTTACTGTAAACGGCCTTACTAAAACAACCGTTGGCGATTTAGTTATCCAGGATGAAACAGTTGCTCAGCTACTCGCTAGGCTACAAAAGGACTTTCATTTCGAGGCCTATTTTAAAGGCAATGAATTAAGAATCGGCAGCCTAGTTTACATCGAAGCAGAAGCAAGAACATTTACTTTCGAATTTCAAAAGAATATTATCTCCGATGAACTTGTCTTCCAACGTAAAGACGATGTGAAGCTCAGCGCCATTTGCGAAAGTGTAAATACTGTAGATGGAGGCAAAAACAAAAAAGGGCAAACAAAAACCAAAGAGGAGCGGTTGACAGTCCTAGTTTACTACGATAAAACCGGAGTGGCACAATATAAAGAGAAGAAAAAGGGTGAAGATTTGCCGGAAAACGTAGAGGGGGAAAGGCGAAAACTGTTCTACCCTAACGTTAAATCAGCGAAGGACCTATTCGAAAAAGGCAAAGCGGAACTAGAGAAATACTACTACACTGGATTCAAAGGTAAGTTCACCACGTTCGCAATACCTTATGTTCAAATGGGGGATAATGTGATTATTAAAGATAAGTTGATGCCGGATCGGGACGGTAAATACAAAGTCAAAAGCGTAAACTATACCGGAGGGATAAACGGGCACCGGCAAATTATAGAACTTCATTACAAAATTAAATGAGCGATAGAAGCGTAAAAAATGCAGTTCAAAAACTAGCCGGTACTTTTAAAGAAGATACCGTTCAGTTAATTATTGGCACAGTTGAAAGTGTTGATGAAGACAAGGCCATTTGTAGCGTAAAGATTCAAAACGATGTTACTCTACCCAACGTTAGCCTCCAAGCGTCAATATGTGACGGGTTGCTGATTATTCCCGTTGTGGATTCAACAGTCTACGTGCTTACATCGAAATATAACACACCTTTAGTTATTCAATGGAGCGATATAGATAAATTTATGCTTCAAGTAGGTGACAGCTATTTGGAAGTAAATAATGATGGAACTTTTCAGTTTAACGATGGGAGTTTTGATGGGTTAGCAAAGGTAGGTGAGTTAGTGAAGAAATTTAATGCGTTGGAGAATTTGGTGAATAACATGTTGAATACTCTAAAAAACACTACAATACCATTAGCGCCAAGCGGAACATATCCTTTTGCGCCTCTTTATGCTGCGTTTAATGATATAAATCCAATAACACAGCAATCGGACATTGAAAACGACAAAATCAAACACGGAACATGAGAAAGGATATAGCTTTTGTGGTGGATGATTTAGTATTCAGTAGTAACGGGGATTTGATGCACGTTGAAAGTGACGAAAAGCATATTCAAGATACTATAAATGCCGGTGTTTCGTGGTGGAAAGAAAATGCTACCGATGGAGTTGGCATATTGAATTGGCTAGGCGGTCCGGCATTAAAACAGAAGCTACAAAAAAAGCTAAGATTAGAACTTGAAAGCGATGGGTATAGAGTATCGAGCCCAATAGTAAAATTTGAACCAAACGGAGATTTAACCATTAACCCAAATGCAACAATATAACTGTCAAAACGGGCAAAGTTGGTACGATGTATGTTTAAATACATACGGGTCACTTGACTATTTAGGCAAGTTGGTTAGCGATAATGGTGGCGAGTTAAATATTCAACCTACTACAAACACGGTAATTTATTGGGATCAGTCACTCGTTAAAGACAGCAGTTTGTTGTCGTTGATTAAAAACAATGGGTATGTTTATAATACCGGAGTTTCTATTCCGCTTCCTTACATACAAAAATTCACAGCAGGAGTTTCCACAATCACATTCACCCCAGACGGTTCAAACGGTTGGGACGTTGGTATAATTGCCAAACCTACAACGGTGCAATTACCGAACGGGCAATCTATTGACTTTGTAAACTACCAAATACGACATTATATTGGTGGTGTTGAAACATTATTTTTGAATGGCGACTTAACGGCAGATGACACAATTAGCACAGGAGCAAACGGGGCTGGAGTTTATGAAGTAAGTTTGGCTTATACCTTATTAGATGGTACATATTTTACTGTCAATGCACTATTTGTTGTTGACGCTACAAATATTATACTTAATGAGTTGGTTATTAGAGGCACTTATGTAAATTCAGTAAATGGATTAACAATGGACTTATCGGCAGATGTTGTAGACGCATTAAATATGCCATTGACATGGAAAGCATACAATGGGACGCTTAATAATATTGGCACTGGAAAAGATGCAGTGGTAACATTACCATTAGGCACAACGAATATAGGCATTGAGGTTACTTTAGATAGTGCATTTTCGGACTATTCATCGCCTAATTTTATATCAGGTTTTTCGGTAATTATTTCATAAAAATTAAAAAAATGGCAAGAGTATCAAATTCGCAAACATTACCGTTTATCGGAACGGGTGCAACTTATTTTGCAGCGGCAGAAGACGCTGGTGCTCAATATGAGGCTTTCAAACTAGAAAACCCAAACAAAGAATTTTTAGGTTATTCAACTAGTGCTTTTGTTGAAGACGTAGATGGTGTACCAACTAAACACTTTGTTATTTGGGCATCAGTTTCTAAAAATGATTTACCTGACTGACTGACCAATGAAGTTGGCACACGTCCTAAAAAGAAACCAAGACCTAATCAATAGGTTTTGCCCTATTGTACACATATTATAAATTTAAAAAGTGACGGGCATAGAAGTTGTAAAAATTATGTATTGTATTTTAAAATTCGGGGGATTCCCAATAATTGCGCTATTGTACGGCTTAAACTATAAGCAATACGAAACGTTTTTTGAACACCATATTGATACGGTGGTGATGCTAACCTTTGGCAGTGGTTATGTTTTAGCTGATTCATTACACGACTTTGCTAGTACAATTAATTTTGAATCTTCAATTAAAGCAATTATGTATGGTGTTTTTATGGTAGCTATTAAATCGCTTTTAGGTGTTGTATTCAGCGCAATCGGAGCGTGGGTAGTGCGTATAGTTTCACCATACTTTGCAAGGAAAAGTGAGCCGTTAAGAAAGTGGATAAAAAACAAAATGAAATGACAGCAGGAAAACTAGCATATTGGATTCTTTGGGAGCTACTCATGACAATGAGCAACAAACAATCCGTTTTTTCATCAAAGAAAATTGAGCGGTTTTTCTCATTTGGATCATTCCTCATTATAGCAAATACATACTATTGGTTACGAGTAGCCAAAAAAATCACCAATGAAACGCTTTCAGTAGAGGAGGTGTCAATGATTTGCGCGTTACTTCTCGGGCATGGTGTTTATTCCATGATCATGAACGCAAAGGATAAAAAAATAGAACCTAAAAACGAAACAGATGCAACCCAAACAGTATAATTTAATTAAAACGGCAGAATCCGATAGGTCGTTAACTTTCGGGAACATTTACGAAGGATTTGAGTTCACGTGCGTAATAACAGAAACCGATGGAACTGTTATTGACGGGGTAAATTATATTGATAGCGTGGATATTCAATTTAGAAACACCCCTACCGATACCGAAGTACTGAAAAGATTCTCATTGGCCGGTGGAACTGTTGAGATAGTAAACGATACCCCATATAAAAAAGTAAGGCTAAAAAGTTTTCCGGTAGACATTAGACCTGGGAAATGCTATTATGATGTGCTTATCAACTTTTCGAACATTGGCGCTAAAACATACATCGGAGGCGAAGCGTTTGTAAACCAAGTTGTCACAAGATGAAAATAGATATTGAAATAACATACCTTGGTGAAGATGTAAATGTGAGCGCAGGCGCTTCGCAAATGGTTGTAGCGTTTGAGTTTTACGATGGGAATTTCCCAGGTTCAAGCGGTGGCGGTGCTGTCGATAGCGTTAACGGCAAAACGGGAACTGTTGTACTCGGAGCTAATGATATTAACGAATCTTCAACTCGTTTTTGGCTTACCGATGTACTAAAAAGTGCATACGATGGGGCGGTTAGTGCAATCGCTAATATGTACACCAAAAGCGAAGTAATTACGCTATTAGATAATAAAGTTGACAAGGTAAGCGGTAAAGGGTTAAGTGAAAATGATTTTACTACAGCACTAAAAAGCACATACGATGCTAAGCCAAGCAAATCAGCAGTACTGTGTTTAGTAGGCGAATATCTACCAAATACGACATTAACGGGAACTACCGCAGAAACATCACTTGGTTACGTTCTTATACCGGCTAATACTTACGGTGCAGGAAAAACAGCATGGGTAGATTCATTGCTTTTAAGAGCAATTGGAACTTCTGCTATTGTAACTAGAATGAGAATATCAACATCAGCTACTCCTACTATTGCCTCAGCTACTTTACTAGCAACAAACAACATACCTAATACAATTCAATACACTCCATTTGTAAGAACTAATATTCACATAGATTCGGCAACTTCAACAAAACTTTACAGTGCAACAGCGGCTGTTATTCAAGATAATGTCAACTCGTCAAATTTATCCGATTTAAATATAGATTGGACTGTTGACCAATACATTCACGTATCAGCGCAACTTATAACAAGTGGGGATTCTATTACATTACATAAACTAAGAATATTTCTATAATGCCAATAATAATAGATGAAAACGGACGTAGAGAGGTAAGTCAAGAAGAATACGACTTGTATATGGCTAATATACCTCCGATAGCACCAAGACAGCAAAGTTGCCTTGAGTATGTTTTGGATATTTTCAATGTGACTAGAGAAGTTACGATACTATACAACTCTAATCATTGTATCGCAGTTGACGAGTATGGTATCTACGAAAAAGATAGCAACGATTTCAAGACGGAACTTTTATCGGGGGACTTACAAGCAAGTCCGTTAAAATACTTAAAATTGCACGAGCATTACTCATTTGAGCAAATTTGCAGTACATTTAACCTTGATGAATATTATTCAGAATTACTAACCCAATACTATGGCAAAAACGCAATCGGTTAGCGCATACGCTCCGAAACCTAAAAAGGCTCAAGCTAAGGCTAAAAAAAAGCCGAATAAACACGAGAAATCGAATAAGAAACCATATAAAGGTCAAGGTAGATAATTATGGGAATAGTTGACGATACACTAAACGCTATAATCAAAGAAGTGTCGGAACTCGAAGCAGAGTTTAACACTAAAGCCAAAGCTATCGAAAATAAGTACAACGTGAAGCTAGTCAGCAGAAAACAACTTATACCACTTAACGTTTGTATTGATGCGAATATCGAAACGCTAAACACTAACCCCGATTCAAAATAGACGTGTTTACCCAAAATTTATAAGGCAAATCAGTTTTAGCAAGTACATTCTTGTCTAATAACTCATTTAAACCCCTTCTGTACGCATCTTTTTTAATTCCGCTATCATCAGTCCAAGAAAGGTAAACATAGTCTTTACCGACCTCCATTACGTTTAATAGGCGTATAAACAACCTCCATCCGTTAGTTCCCATTCCATCTAGTTCGTATAAAGCGTCAATGTACAGCTTACCGAACTTGCGCCTATCATACTTCTGTTCACGTTTGATGTAAACATTATCCCTAACCATTTCGCCTTCATCCGATACTCCCTTTAACCCCTCGACAGGCACATACCTTGTTCGAGTACCAAGATGTAACATCGACTGAAATGGATTTGTCGTGAATATTTCGTGCATGAAGCGAATCTAAGGCAAATATTTTATTACACCCCTCCCGTAGCACTTTTTTCATTTTTCGTTGCAAAAAGTGCGCAAGCAAGTGTTGATTATCAATGAGTTAGACACCCTCTATTCTTAGAGTGCATTAAGACTATATATTATTAACCAAATTATTTAACATTTGTTTGCAAATTACTCTATTGCTTTGTCGATAAAGTGAAGTGTTACCCTTTGTAATAATGGTTCAATTTTAACTAATAAATCTTGCCTCTCATCAGTAAAATTTAATCCTTCAACATAAACACCTTTAAATTTCATTAATTCAAGCCTATTCTCCATAGCAATAATAAACTTTTCATGGTCATTATGTAACTCTAACATCTTGTTGTAATCCGCTATCGGTATCGTTACCGTGTGTTTGTCTGTGTTCATGGTTGTGGGTTTATACAGTTTCGACTTCCTCAACAGGAACTAACGAACTTACGTTTAACTCATTCTTTGTCAAACTGTGAAATAAGTTCTGTAACTCGTGAATACTGCTCAAGTAAATGGTTCTGTTAGCAGGTCTAGTTACAACCCAATTTTTTGCCTTAGTGTATCTTAAAGTCATTTTTGATGGCTTATCAGTTAGCAAACCATGTACCGTTTCAATCGTGTAGTTGTCATTGAACTTACTGAACCCTAGCAACACAAGTTTCTCGCCAGTGATTCTAATACCCTCGAAATCATCATGGTAATTAATGTTTTCAATGTCAACAACTACATCTTGATACCATACCGTAGAGTGAACAATGTTCCCAACTCTCAATTCATTACTATTCATATACTTATTTTTTGTTTCAACAAAGATAGTCAAGTATCTTAAATTGTCAAATGTTATTCTCACTTTTAACATACCGCCCATTACCATTTTTTGGTAAGTCAATCTTTTTATACCCCCCCCATTACCCCCGTTTCGACAACTTTATTCTTTCGCCTTTTTAATTTACCGCATCACTTTAAGCACCATTTACAGCATCAAAGTAGGTTTATTTCTGTTAATAACTGTTAAGGAATAGCGTTTTAACAAATTAGATAGGGAATACCATGCTTTTGATATCGTATAAGGGAATGCCATATTGCTACATATCAATCGTAGTAAGGCTTGTACCGTTTTTTTAGGGTATAACGGAGCGGTGTGTTGTGGGGGTTGTACCCCTCTACCGCCACCCCTCGTTTTTTTTTGGTAACCCCGACTTTTTTAGTACCCCTTACAAATACTGCA